AGATGATGGCTGATCGCTGGATAGAGGATGGCGGCATGGACCTCACTGAGCGGGAGGAGAAGTTTGAACTTATGTCAGACTACATCATACTGCTGAGCGGACAAAGTGAGACATCAGAGTTCAAGGGTGCCATGGTCAGGATGAGGGCAAGGGAACTGTACGCCAACTATCTTGGCAAGCGAACATTAACAAAGGTGATGAACAAGAATGGCAAAGTATCAAGGAAGAACAGTAAGACTTAACAGCCCAATGAGGGGCGATGTTAAAAAGTTCAAGGTGTTTGTGCGGAACAAACAGACTGGCAACATCAACAAGATCAATTTTGGCCAGAAGGGTATGAGCATAGGCAGGAAAGATCCTGACAGGCGTAGAAGTTTCAACGCCAGGATGGGTGCTGTGCTCAAAAAGGTCAGGGGACAGAAAACACTATCACCAGCGTACTGGTCAATCCAGGCCTGGAAACCCAACTTCAAGATATGATATTGAAGACTGATAACATAAAGATTATAGTTGATGATTGCTTTCAGGCAATACAAAATATAGATGATGAATCTATAGATTGTGTAATCACATCACCACCCTACAACATTGGAGTCCAATACAATCAATACCGCGATCGCGATACAAACTATACCACCAAGATGAGGGACCTGTTCATTGAGATCAGGAGGGTGTTGAAACCTCAGGGACATTTCTTCCTCAACATTTCACCAACGAGAAAGGATCCTTTTTTTGCCTACAAATTGGCACAACTGGTTCCTATGACAATACAAAATCCAATTGTATGGGCTAAGGCAGTTGAGATGCCAGGTGAAGGCATCAAGGGCAGGAGCGTGGTCACACAGAATACTGACAAATATCTGTGTCGCGGTTATGAGATGGTTTGGCATTTCACACACACTGGCCGCACACCCATTGACAGACATATGAGCAGTGTGCCTTACAGGAAGGAATGGGCAGAAGACAATTTTAGAAGAACTGGTAGAAAAATGAGACCAACAACTGATTGCTGGCACATACCTTATGAGACCACAGGTTATATGGGCAAGGCAAGTGTGGCAGTCAAAGGACCAAAAGGCCATCCTGCTATATTCCCAAGAGAATTAGTAAGGCATTGTTTGAATGTTGCTGGAATGAAACAAGGTAAGGTGCTGGATCCATTCGCTGGTACAGGTACAGTATCCAAAGTGTGCCAAGAACGCGGACTTGATAGTGTTTCAATTGAAATAGATCCAGACTACGCGGCATTCATAAAAGAAAGGATCAACAAATGATATTGGATCACAAGCACCTGCTGATCAGGGCGGAGTGTGAGAACATACCAGACCAGAGATATGACCTAAAGGTGAAATTGGAGGAATTGGTTGATCTGATAGATATGAACATTTTGGCTGGACCTATGACAGCGTGGTGTGACATGCCAGGCAACATTGGTTGGTCAGGCACCACTATCATTGAGACATCACACATAGCGTGGCACAGTTGGAATGAGACAGGACTGCTGAACCTTGACATCTACAGTTGTAAAGACTTTGACATACACAAGGTCATAGAATGGGCGGAGGCGTTCTACCCCACACACATGGAGTACAAGTTCCTTGACAGGAACACCAAGTTCGCCACACTTGAGCAGGACACACTGGAGTTTGACCATTGACACAGGAAGAGAAGATTAAACAACAGGCTGAATACGCCAGGTCATTGCTGGACGCTGTGTATGAACCACAACGCATCAAGCGACAGCAGATCACTGAGCGACGCAGGATCAATATGAAACTGAAAAACAAGGACAGGATAAAAGATGCAAGGTAAGGGCACACTCACACACATAGAACTGTTTGACACGCCAGCACACCTGGCACTTGAGGCCGCACTCAAGGACTACTACTACTGGTGGAAATACTGCAAGAGATTGAAATCAAAGAACAGTGCGTTCATGGCCAGGAAGGCCTTGGAAAAGGTCAAGCGACTGGCACACACCAGGAAGTTGGAACTGCTGTCACTCTACAGCGAGGACCCCAAGCGTAAGTACATACACAACACTGAAAACAAGGAGAAACAACATGAAAGCAGTAAGATCAAGAGCGGGCAGGGGAGCAATGAAGGCCGCCAAAAAGATTAACAAGAAAAACAAGAAGCCCAAGAACAAGAAGAAATACTAAAACCAATATGTCTTTATCACTGTGTTTTACACATTAAATAGGCGTATAAATAAACAAACAATTCCCAATAGGAGGAAGCATTCAAATGGAAGAATCAAAAAACCAGCAGTCTGAAGCCCAAGCAACTGAGGCCCAAGCACAAACAGACTCTAAAAAAGAAACCACTCAGGAAACTGTATCAACCAGTTCAAAAACCTACACAGCGGAAGAATTCAACAACGCCATGGCATCTGTCAGAACAAAGGCAGAGAAGCAGGCATTGAAGAAATTTGAAAATGTGGACGTTGAGAAGTATGACCAATTGCTCAAGGCTGAAGAGGAGAAACAACTTGAGGCTGAGCGAGCGAAAGGTAACTTTGAGAAGGTGTTGAAGGAAACTGTCTCCAAGAAAGATAGTGAGATCAATACACTCAAGCAGAGACTACAAAGCCAAATGGTGGATGGCGCCATAATCAACGCCGCCAGCAGATACAAGGCGATATCTCCAGAACAGGTCAAGGAACTCCTTGCCAAGAATGTGAGATTGAGCGACAAGGGTGAAGTAGAAGTTGTTGGGGAAGAAGGTGGTGTGAAATACACTGAAACTGGAGATCCCTACACAGTTGATACAATGGTCAAAGAGTGGTTGGACAAGAATCCACATTTCTCTCAGCCAGGACCCAAAGGCGCAGGCAGTCAAAGCAATACTTCTTCAACCACAGGTAGTGGACAAGTTGACATCAGTAAATTGGATCTGAACAATTCAGAACACAGGGCTATCTATAAGCAATTAAGGAATGAGCGCCTGAAGAAGAATAGACAGATCATTTAAACTAACAACTTGTAGAACCTAAGGAGAAATATAACATGGCTACATATAACAACACAACATCATCAGCATCAGCGTTGTTGACAAATGTCTTACAAGAGGCAATTTTCACAGCATCTGAAAGATCAATCGCTGGTGACCTGTTCACTGTCTTTGACATGACAGGAACAGCGGGCCTGACTGCGCAAATACCAGTCTACCCAGAAATAACTGCTGATGACCTTACAGAAGGCACAGCACTAACCGCATCTGAATCAATCACTCCAGCGACTGTAACAATCACAGCGGCTGAGATTGGTGCCAGAGCAGACTTAACAGACCTATTAAGAGAAGCGTCAAACAGAGATGTTGCCGCTGACATTGGTCAGATGTTAGGTGCCGCAATTGGTGAGAAGATTGACAGCAACGCTTTTGGCTTGTTTGATTCTTTGACTTCAGTAGTGGGAACAGGTGGTGCTGAAGTAACACCTTCAAAATTGTTACAGGCAGTGTACACACTAAGAAACAACAACGCACCAACAGATGCGGATGGTGACTACTACGCAGTTATCAACCCATCAGTTGCTTACCACATCGCTAACACTTTACAAGGTGCTGGTGTTGGAACAAGTGCTAACGCTATGTCAACAGTTGGAAATGACATCTTATCAAAATCTGCATTCATGGGCAGACTTTACAATGTTAAAGTGTTCATGAGTACAGCGGTTGCTAATGACTCAGCAGATGACAGCGTTGGAGCAGTGTTCTCACCTCAGTGTTTTGGACACATTGTGAAAAGACCAATTGTTGTGAAAAGCCAGGAACAGGTTTCTGCCAGAGCGGTGGAATTTGTTGGCGCAACAGCAAGAGGAAACGCGATCCTAAAAAACACTTATGGTGTTAAACTAAAAGGTGAATCAACAATCAACTAATATTGATTAAGGATTAACCTCCAGGTATATCAAAGGGCGGTAGGCAACTATCGCCCTTTTTTTGTGTGCGTATTAACCACAGCGACATCCACTAAATAATATCATAACAAACAGAAGGACTGTTGTTTTTACACAAGGAAGGACCACAACATGGCACAATATGCTACAGACACAAATCTGAAGGAATATGAACCAGACATCTTAGAACTGGGGATTCCAACTTTCAAAGACCTACACCAGAAGACATATGATGACATCAATCGCTTGATTGAGATAGACTGGTGGCCAAGGGCGGTGTACAGAGACTATGACATCACCAGGGCCGCATACGCGGACATCAACTTTGATCTTTTGGTAGATTCACAATGGCAGAGGGCCGCTGTGTTCCATGTGTTGGCATATTACATATATCCACGCCTATCAACCTTCACACCTGAATCAGATGTGTACAGGGAGAAGATGGCATACTACAAGGAGAGATTTGATGAGGAGTTCAACTTATGCCTGAGACAGGGCGTCAAGTATGACTACAATCAAGACTCTGTGATCCAAGACGCTGAGAAGCAACCAGTCCATTTCAACAGACTGGTTAGGTAATGTCAGCGAGAGAAGATATCCTAAAGAGAGTAGAGAAAGTTTTAGGCAACATGACCAACCCTGGCGTTGGCAAGGTGTCAAGGGACTTCTTTGACTTTGAGAAATTGGCCATAACACAGTTCCCAGCCATATTGGTTGTGCCCCTGAATGAGACCAGGGAGGACATATCAATGGGCGAGCGTAGGGGCGTGATAGAAGTTTCAATGAGATGCTTTGTGCGTGGTGAGGGCATAGACACCAGACGCAATGACATCATCAGGAACATAGAAGAATCACTGGAGACAGAGAGGGGCCTGAGCATAACACCAGTTGAGACAGGCACACACATAGTGAACACACAGATAACAAACATACAAGTGATTGAGCGACAGCCACCAATTGGTGAGGTAACTGTTGTGGCTGAGATCACTTACCATTACAAGAGGGGGAACGCATAATGAGTGCTCAAATGTATGACAAACAAGGGAATTCAGAGATTGTTGATAACCGCAAGGTGCGACAATATTTGGAAGATGGGTGGACTTTTTCAAAACCTGCGAAGGTGGAGAAACCCAAGCCAACAAAGGCCAAAAAGGTCCTTACAATCAATGAAGAACCCGCGGAGGCAACTATTTTTGAAGCAGAAGCCACAGCGGAAGTAATCAAACCAACCAACAAGGAGAAATAACCTATGGCAACTATAGTAGGAACAGATGGTGCGGTAAAGTTTGATGTTTCAGGCTCTGCTACAACTATCGCTTCTGTGAGATCTTTCAGTATTTCACAGGTGGGGGACATCATAGAGGTGTCAACCATGGGAACCCAGGCAAAATCATATCTACCAGGACAAACATCATTCACAGGAACAATGGACCTGTTATTCAACTCAGGCGACTCAGCACAAGACACTTTGGCGGCCGCTGTTGGATCAGACCCAGCGACTGTGGAGTTGTACCCAACAGGTGACTCAGCAGGAAAGAAATTTACTGGTGAGGTTTTAATCACTGGTTATGATTTATCAGCAGACCAGAATGATGCTGTGACAGCCTCTGTGTCCTTCCAAGGCACAGGAGCAGTGACATACGCGGCATACGACGCATAATCCAGTATGATCACAGGCATTTTCAATGCTTTAAGGGGCAACCAAACCCTGGACAGGAACTTTGATGTGTTCATGGATAGGACAGCCAACACTCTGTTGGCTAATCTTAGAAAGTTCACACCCAAGCGTTCAGGGTTGGCGGCCAAATCTTGGCGTAAGACTAAATCAGTTGGCAAAACATACAACTTGTCCAACAGACAGCCTTATGTGCCAAGACTTGACAAGGGCTACAGCAAGAAAGCACCAAATGGTTTCTTCACACCTGCGTCAAGGGAAACAACAAGAACCAACAAAGGAAGATTTTTCAAATGACAGACATTAGAAAGAACATAAAACAGCATTACTCAAACATAGTGAGTGGTGCGATGCAAAAAATGACAGTGGAAGAATGGGACTGCGACATCTATTACAGACAGACCAACTCCTTCAATGATGAGGCGAAGATGATTGACCTACAGGCCAAGGGACAGATAGTAGAGGCACTGGTACAATCAATAATCTCAAAAGCGAGGAACAAGGATGGCTCAAAGATGTTTGTGGAGGCTGACAGGGCTATGCTTCTCAATGAAGCGGATCCAAAGGTGTTGACCAAGATAGCCACTGTGCTTAACAATGCTCAAGTCAAGATTGAGCAGGCAGAAGCAACAAAGGAATCAGAACCAACACAGAGTTAAGGTTCCTGCTGTTGTTGGCCACAAGGCTCCACAAGAGCCTGGAAGAGGTACAACAACTGTCTGTGTTGGAGTTAAAACTATGGGCGGGTATGATGGCTTATGAATATGAGGACAGCCAGAAGACCATGAACCAAAGGAAGAGGTAAAAGGATATGGCGACAGAGAACTACAATGTCAAGGTGCAGGTACAAGGTGCCAGGCAACTTGAGAAACTGAACTCATCAACCATCAGGATACAGAACAGCCTGGGTGGTCTTGGTACAGCGGCCAAACTGGCTGGAGGTGCCATAGCGGCCATAGGTGCGGCCAGGGTTGGTAGAACTTTCCTAAACACCGCCAGGCAGATAGAGACACTACAACAAAGATTCAAATTCCTGTTTGGCACAGCGGAAGAGGGCTCAAAGGCCTTTGACCAACTGAGCGAGTTCGCAGGCACTGTACCATTCTCACTTGAAGAGATAGCCAACGCATCAGGCGTATTGGCTGTGGTATCAGAGGACGCGGAAGAACTTAGAAGGAACTTGGAACTCACAGGTAATGTTGCGGCTGTGACAGGACTGGACTTCAAAACATCAGGAGAACAGATACAGAGGGCACTATCAGGTGGTATTGGAGCGGCAGACCTATTGAGGGAGAAAGGTGTAAGGAACCTACTGGGATTCAAGGATGGCGTAAAAGTCACCGCTGAGGAGACA